ATTTTTTATCCCGAACCTCGCCGATAACCCAGACGACGAAACGATCCTCTTTTAACGCCTTCGCTGATTTCCTGATAATTTCGTAGTAACTGGTAAGAAAGGACTCCCAATCCATATTAGAAAGGTCGTCCGGGTCGTCGGAATAAACTTCTAGATCGAAGTACGGAGGACAGGAAAAGACTAAATCGACCGACTCCGGCTGTACGCCGTCGAGAACCTTCTCCGAATCCCCGGCGACCCAGATAGGCGGAAACTCTAGCGAAGCGATAGAACCCTGCTCTCTGTTCGCCTCTATCTGATCGGCTCGAAGATCTATACCGAGGTAATTCCTTCCGAGTAGACTCGCGACGATTCCCCGAACCGAACCTCCGGCGAAGGGATCGAGTACCGTTCCTCCCGGCGCGGAATACCAGCGAACGGCTAACTCGACGATAACCGGATCGAAGACGGAAGTCCCTTCGACTACGCCGCGCATGCGCTGAACCATGTCGGAAGGATTATCTCCTACCGGAGCCCAGATAAGATTCTCGGATCGACCTAATTCGGATTTAATTCCTAGCGCTAACCACTGTTTTTTTCTTCGTATCCAAGAACCCTGTTTCCTGTCTAGGACGGAGTAAGGCGGCATAATAAACCGGTCGAAGAGATCGGCGATATAATCCTCGTCGTCGCCGAAGAGGGTAGGCTCCGCGAAATAATCTATCTCAGGCATTAGTCCTCCCTAACACCGATAGATAGCAGTCGGCGCAGTACCAGAGAACGATTCCGCGATAGCCCGTTACCGCCGCTCCGCCTAAAGTCGGCTTACTTTTATCGCAGTAATGGCAGTCGTTAAACTCGCCGGATTCGAATAAGACGCTCATTTACAGTCACCGCAGAACCATAATAATTTCTCGCCTGCGATTCCCGGCTGAAAATAGCCTGAGTGTAAGTCTTTCCAGTCGTCGCATTTATCGCAGAGATCGACAGGAATATAAATTACCTGGTCGTCTACGAATACGGTTTTTATTCGCGTTTTAGGGTTGATAGATTCGACGAAACTCATTTAACGGCCTCTAGACGGGGAATCCATTTACCTTCGGCGTTAAGGGAGAACCAGTTAGTAGAGCACTGCTCGCCGCTATTAAGAGTTTTAGGGCAACCCATACCGAAATAGGCTCGTCCGTTCTTTTCGCCTTCTATCTCTTTCCTAGCGCCGTGAATACAGTTCCAGGCGTCGAGAGTAATACCTAGCGGAGCCGTTTCCGATAGAGGAGCGGCCCAGGGATCCCATTCGACGGGAGGGACCGGAGAAACGGTAGCCGGCTTTTCTTTAGATTCCTGTCTGTTTCGTACTTCTTCGAAACTCGCTATCTTCTTAGACGGGATACCTGCGGCGATACAGGCGCGACCCCAGGCGGAAGTTTCCGCGTTCATAAGTTCGGAACCTTTCGTATAAGGCGTCCGGCCCGGTATCTCTTCCCAGGCCGTACCGATCGCGGGAAGTAAATCCTCCGGGTCGCGATATAAAGCGGCGGAATAGACGACATAACTTAGGTCTTTAACCGTTACGACCTGATAAGGATTAAGCGGATCGACGGGCCGAAAGATACAGGCCGGCCAGAGTTCCCGGGCTATTTTCATGCGTTCGGCGACTTCGGTATAAGCCGGATCTATATTAAAATTACTCATAGTAACATTCCTTCCTCGACTGCTCTCCAGACGATACAGAGATTTCCGTTCGTATTCTGCCGAGTAGTTCCCGAGTCGATAATAAAACCCTGCTTCTCTAGAGATCCGCGAAGCGGCCTGACCGAGTTACCCGAGATACCGAGAATCGACTCTATTTCCTGATCCGTAGCGCCTCGACTGCCTGCCCTAACGAGTAACTCGTATATCTTTAGTCGAAGAGATCCTGTTTCGGGATAGACCTTAATCGCGGCCCGGATCGAGGTTCGGCGGATTCCTATTACTACCGAGTTAGAGGAGATTTTTTTATCAGGCATTTACTTCTCCGTCCCGGCGATATTCGTCGGTCTGCGGGTTATAGCGATATCCGGCTCCGACGGCATAAAAGTAATTAGTTTCCTGAGTTCCTACGAGTTTTCCGCGAGAGTAACCTAGTTTAAAGCCGCGTTCCTGACCTACTTCTATTCCTAGAAAATAGCCGAAAGCGGTAAGGCCCCAGAAAAAACCCAGGATAATAAGAAACCAGATAGGCGTCGATAAATTAGCAAGGAAGGCTAGCATTTAGAAACCGACTTATAAAAGCCATTCGCCTTACTATATTCCTCAAAGGCCGTCTGGATATCTTCGTAAGTCTGATCTTCGCAGACTTCGCAACCACATTCTAAAGCCTCTTTAAAGGCTGAGGATTCTTTTTCTAACTTTTCTGATAGTTCTAAAAACAGATTTCCCATTTTAGACATTTTAAAACCTTTCGTAATCTAGACGAGGCCGCCTAGATAAGAAAAGAATACGCCTAAGCCCCGACAAGTAAAGCGGATTTAGGTAACGGTTCTATAACGATTTATCTTTCTAGGAGTATCGTATAAATATGATCTAGCCGCGCCTCTAGGCGATTAACCTGCTCTTTTAGGCTTTTACCGTTAGCCTCCGGGCCTATTTCGGCCATAATCGACCGGATTACTACCTTCGTTACTGCGTAAAGCCCAGACAGGATCGCGAAAACCCCTACGGCTAGCGCGACCCATGCCTGAGCCTCCATTATTTAGAACCTAAACCGTAAGCGTTATCTTTAGGGTTAGCGGCTCGCAGTATCGGAGCGAGAAGCCCCGCGAGTAGCGCGTTTATTAAGATTTTAGGATCCGTTATACCCGAGATAAGTAAAGCCGCCGCCGAAGATAGCGCCGCCCGAAGATACGACAAGGCCGCCGCTTTTAGTTCTGCGTTCATATATTTTCTCCCTCTAGTTTCTTAATTAACTCGACCGCCTTGGCCGGGCTAACGCTGATCTCGAAGTGCATTTCATCTTTACGATTCCGGTAGTCGCCTCCCCAGAATAAACCGTATTTTTTAGCGAGCGCGCGAATCATCGGAACTTTAGCGAGTTCGAAAGTTCCGACCTCTCCGAGTCGATGTCGAGTAGAATTGAGGTCTATTGCTGTGCCCGAACTATGGTTTGATAACTTACCCGGTACGCCCCGAACTTCTCTATAACAGTATCCCCAATCATCTAAGGCCCCGGCGTCGATCGGCTCTATTAAATTATTAAAATCCGCCGCGAAGCCTAATAAAAGAGGCGCTACTTTTTCCGCGCAGCGCAGTTTTATCGCCGTTCCCGAAACCGAAAAAGACTTAACGCCTATTTCCGCCGGATCCTTCGAAGCAGGCCAGCCGTTATAAGAGTTCACTAACTCAGTAGCAATTTGGCTTCATCGGCAGTTATGCCAAGTTTGGCTAGTAGGGCTGCTTTATCGGTAGCGATTTTGGCCAACGCTATATTTTTTGCCTCACCTACAGCCATATCTTTTTCGTATTGTGCCAACTCTGTATCGTTCATTTCTCGGAAAGTTATTTCGTTTGTCGTCGTGTTGTGATCGTTAATTATTGGTCTAGTTACCATTTTAATTTACTCCGTATAGTGTATATGCGCCGCCTGAAAATGTACTTGCTGATTCTAGTTTAAACTCAATAGAAGTTATTGCCGCCGTTCCGTTCCAAGTGCCATAAATATACTCATTAGCATTACTTGAACCCTGTCTATCCCACCACCAGTCAAAATGTTTCGCTGAAGCCGTAGTCGAATAAAATGGAAGCACGAGAAGCATATAACCATCACCATTTGATGTAGTGAGAATACCGTTGCCTGTTTGAATTAAAGTACCAGACTGACTTTCTACGGTTGGAGTAGCGTTACCGTTAATTTTTTGGCCTGTATAGTTTGATCCCGTGTCGGTATTAAATTGCATATATATTTTATTTGCACCTGACCCGTATTGATCTGTAACCCATAAAACTAAATGTTTATAACTTCCTGATATGCTAGAAATGCTAGTCGTGGCTCCTGAAAATGTGCCTGTTGCCAAGGAAGTCATTGAACCACCTGAAGGCGTGGCCCAACTTGGTATTCCTGAGGCTACAGTTAAAACTTGTCCCGTAGAGCCAATACCTAAACGAGAAGGTGTATTAGCAGCGGAGGCGTAAATGGTATCGCCTGTTGTTGTAAGTGTAGATTTACTAGACGCTTGCCAAGCAGGAATTCCGCCTGTTACGCCTAATGCTTGATTAGCGCTTCCGATACCTAAACGAGCGGGAGTTGTTCCGCTAGATGAGTAAATTGTATCGCCTGTAGTAGTCATCGGGTTAGTCATACCGCTGCTCTGAACGATATCGAAAAATAGCGCGGCGCTCGTAGTATTAAAATATAACTGCCCGCCTTCGTACTGACTAAGGGCTAGAGATCCCGCGGTGCTAACCGTCGCCGTTCCTGCCGTTACTGTGCAGACTCCGGCACCTATATTTTGAATCTGAACCGAATCACCCGCCGCAAATAACCCGGTATTAACTGTAATTGTTGTCGCTCCGGCCGCGTTCATCTGCACGACAGTTCCGGCGTCTGCGGCAACTAATACATAAGACGTGGTTTTAGCAGTCGTTGAGCCGCCGCCCATGGCCGTTTGTTGAAGCGATGTCATTTGTGCGGCCGTAAGCACCTGCCCTGTCGTAAATGTCTGCTTAGACATAAATCACCTGCTCTTTCGTAATTAGTAGGATAGTACAGAAGTATCTAAAATCCCGTATAAAGCGGAATCTAAAATGAACGAGTCTATGATTGGTTCTAAAGTAGTGAAGGTAGTTTTCCAAGAATTAGGTGTGACCGTATGCGCTACCCCGAAAATCTGAAAAGTAGCCGTTAAACTACTGCTCCCGGGCTGTGTCGTCGTGATCGTTACGGGATCGAAATAATCTAAACCGAGAGCGGCCGCGATTCCTGCCGCGTAATTCGGCGTATTTAGATCGAGGGTTATAGCGTCACAGCGAATAGAAGTTGCGGCTCTAGAAGCGATATAGGCCTGAGCGTAATCGAGCGCGACCGCGTCGGTTTCCATAAGCAAATTTTGCTGATTATACGAATGTAGGAAATAAAGAGCGATAGAAGCCGCGTTCGTCGCCGTCTGAACTGACCCTCCGGAGCGGGAAATCTGCGCGGAGTTATAGACTAAAACATCGTTAAGAATCCAGAGCGCGTTCGTATAAGAGATTCCGACTCCGGTATCGTCGAAAACCGTAGGAGTACCGGCGACGCTAGAAGCGGTTAAATTTCTGTCCTGAAAAACGAAGGATCCAACTGCGTCAATATACAAGGCGCCATATTCTGAAAGTTCAACGGTTTGCATGGCCGCAAGGCTAGTTCTAGCGGTTCCCGGATCGTTCTGCATTGTCGTAAGTCCCGCGTCTATATCGCGCATGGAACTAGGCCAGGCTATTTGATCGAGAATCTGGTTTATTCGAGTACCCGATAAGTCCCCGGCGGTCGCTCCCGTTACCGTAGAAATCTGCGCCATGGTAGCGAGTCTGAAGGCGTCCACCGCCGTGATTGTGGTATAAACCACCTCGACGGCGTTTAGGGGAGTAGTCGTAGAATATCCCGTAATATAGCCCGAGAACATGGGATATGTCGTAGATCCCGAAGTTCCGGAAATAGTTACTTTTCTCATCGGATCTAAAAGTCCGTAGTACGGTCCCGATGTGTTCATCGGATTAAAGTCACCGTTCTGATCGACGATTCTAAGCGAGAGAGTTCCCGTCTGGAACTGATCCGCCTGCGCGTTTCTACCTCTAGCGATTTCAACTCTATCGACATGCGAAGATACATCGACGATAACGGCAGTCGCGTCGGATAGGACATTAGTATCTAATAGACCCTGGTCCAGAATCATTGCCTGGGCAAATGCTGGGCCGGTCGAAAAATTTATTACCGCGTTAATCGTCGGTTGAGCCATTAAATCGCCCCGGCGTAATCTAGGTTATTTCCAAAACGGTTATTATTCTGAATCGCTTTCTGTACTAAACGCGCGAACTCGTCGGTCGAGGTCGTAGTTATAGGAGCGTTAAAGTTTAAAACTGTATCCCCGCTCTGACCTAAATCTAAGCCGCGTTTATTAGGGAAGTCGGATCCCGGAATATCTATCGGAATCCCGTTTCCGTTATTAGTAATAATATCGAGAATCGGGACTATTTTTTCTAGATCTTTAATTAAGTTTCCGCCGCTTTTTCCGCCTGCGCCGTCCCCGCCACCTGGAATAAGAGTCGGAGGCCCGATTACTTTCGGAGGTACGACCGTAACTCCCGGAGGCGGTTTAGGTACGGGGACCGGCTGGCCTAGAGTCGCTAAATACTTATCTAGCGCCGCCTGCTTTATATTGTCTGCCGCCGTCTGCGCGGCGCTTATCTCTGCGATAGAGGCTAGGCGCTGGATTAGTAATTCCTGGTCCTGTAACTTCTGAGAATAAGTACTAAGCGCCGCTAGGCCTCCCGCGTATTTTATAGCGTCGTTATATCGGCCCCAGGCTTCCTGCTGAAGTCTAGCCTTTTCTTCGTCGCTTACTTTTAATTTAGAGATAGCGGCTAACTCCGCAAGTAAAGTCGTATTTAAAGCGCTTAACTGTTTTTCTGAAATAGTAGTTATTCCGGCAAGTTTTGCCATATCTGAGTTTTT